ACCAAATGTACCGTCACCAAAAATTAACTCAAATTGTTCATTTTTATTCTCTTGAATGAAATAAACCCGACTTTCCGAGTTTAATTGAGTAATATCTTCTACAAGTTTGTATGTCTGCGGTACAGCAAAATCTGTCTCATTAACTATTACCTGAATTAAATTTAAATCTGCGTTTGCATCTGGAATAATAAATTTTTGCTTGGTTGAAGTATCAACATTATAAGTAAAATTAAATAAATTTCCTTGATAAACTTCAATATCTTCAAACAACACCCTGGATCGTCCGCCATTATTGAGTGTAGTTTGTTTTGTTATTGGAGTTGGAATTGAAAATACAAAAGATCCATTGTCTCCAGTCCCGGTAAAGACACTTCCAGAATTTAATGTTAATTGAGTAACTGAAGAGTTTACTGGAAGTAGTATATCAAGAGTTATTTTTGCTTTTGCCGCTGTAGCAGATCTTGGATTATAACCGATTGTTTGAGCAAGAGAAACTACATTCTCTCGAATTGAAGCAGAATCAAGAAATACTTCATTTGCAACAAGATTGGCATTTAACGCACTATAATACGTATTATATGCTAATACATCAACCAATTGAGATAATACAGAACCTTCAAAATTATAATCAGTAAAATTTGGTGAAGCACGCAAATACTCCCTCAAACTTTGTTTGACATCTTCAAAATCTAAATTAGTAACTTGATTAAATGCCATTATACTCTTTCTAAGACAAGATTAAGGGACTGTTGATCTAAGGGAATGCCAACAATAGTATATTTTATCTGCAACTCTAAACTATTTGTATATTCATCGTAAATTCCTTCTACTTCATCAAAAGTAATTCTTGGTTCAAAAGATTCTAATGTTATTTTTATCTGATTTGCAATATTATCTAACGCAACAGAACTAAAATTTTCAAATAAAACATTACCAATATCACTACCAAATAGTGGTTGGAAGGGTTTTTCACCAAATTGTGTCAAAACAAGCGTTCTTACTGCCTGCTTAATGGCATCTTCATTTTTTAAGACACCAACATCCCCAGTAATAGGATTTGCACTAAAACTGGGGTTTAAATCAACAAATTTTTTGGATATAGTTGCCATTTTAGCATCTCTTATACTTTATATATCAGGTCAACCACTCGGCATAGTCATCAAAACCTCCTTTACCGCCACATGGACGACTTAAACGATCCTCCGGTGGAGTATTTTTGGGTTTTTGTGCTTTTTTTAAGTAATAGTCCGCTCTGGGATCGGTAATTAGTACCATCCCAGACTCAATAAAATCAATACTTTGATCTGGTATTGGATGATTTGCCATGTTTACCTCAAAAACTCTGTTTCCAGAACTTTTTGGGAGGTTTCTATCTCCAATTTATTTATTGCCAATGATTATTGGGTCTTTCCCACCAAAAATGAAGGTCTTCAACATCATCATCATAGTAAAGTGACACCAGATCACTCTTAAATTTACTATGAATGTTCTCACAAAGAGACAATGTGTAGTAATTTTTGGGTGTAAACGTCTCCATAGACTGTGTAATCCAGGTGTAGTTGCCACCACGAATGACTCCTGCCTCAATCAGGACGAATTTTTCCCAATCTAACACCCATTCAGCATAATTAAGTTCAAACTGAACTTTGTAATTGAACTTGTCTTCATCAGGAAATGGCACATTTACTGCCTCAACATGAAAAATCTCCCCATCCATGGTGAGTGAATGGGAGAGATGTTGAGTAACAATACTGGAATAATCAGGAGAAACGCATAAAAAACAGGTATTTGATGGGTGAATGTCCCATTTTTCCATTTCTATACGATATGCCATCTCCTGGATGAGTGCCATCTCCTTATCTTGGGATATGTAAAGGAGAGGTTTAGTCATTTTTCTTCTGTGTAAGTGGGTTTGTGAAAATTACAATACTCATTAAAGGTGATTTTCATCTCCTTATTGCTCAAATTGCAATGTTCTGCTGCTTTTGGAAGGTTCCACTTTGCTGTAAACAGCATTTCCATTGATTCTCGGGTCTCAGGTCTCACTTACCTTGACCACGATAGGGTTTACGTGCCTTGTTACGACTGGTAGCAGCATACTTTGTATTCTTGCTGTTACCTTGACGGGTGCTCTTGGGTTTGCCTGGTTGAAATTGAACGCCAGAAAGACCGATTTTGGAGCGAGTTGCCATGAATGTAGTGTTTGATTGACGACGTTGTAAGCATAACAGGAGTAAACCCCTTTGTCAAGGGGTTTTAGAACGCTCCTGCAAAGACATTGAGACTACCTACGGCAATCCTATCTCCACAGGAAATAAAGTCTCCTGCCCTACCAGGAGGTCTCATGTTGAAATAGACGTTCAGAGGACCCTGTGAGATCGCCCTGACGAGGTGTGGGGGCGGTGGATCAGTGCCAGGGCATGAATGGGGTACAAAGAGGTCTCCGACACGTCCTGCAAGACTTAAATTAACATAGATGTTTTTTGATGAACCAACAAGATTTGTTGGAGGATAACAAATATGTCCAGTGCTTGCTGCACCAAGAGATGTACAACCTTTCATGGGATTACTATTTTATTGGGATTAACGTATGGATTTGGTGGTCTACGACCAGTTTGTGCTTCTACCTTTTGTACAAAGCGTTTTGATGAAATATCCTTATTATCATATACAATTTGCCTAATTGTATATGTTCCAGCACCAATTCCACAAGAACTGGTGATGACTAAAGTATATTGCACAACAATAACATACCTTGGATCTGGAAAATAATGAATCATATGTTCAGGATTAGCAATTTCCTCAATCATCCCAACAGTAGGAGTACCTGCAATAGGAGCACCAAGAACAGGATTAAGAAATGTTCCTTTACTAACTGCTGTTAATTGATTCAATGTACCAAATTTTGCAGTATATCCATCCTGTCCAACAATAGGTGTTGGAGCATGTGCTGGATTAACAGTAGAATCATCACGATACTTATACTCTTTATTTGGAAACAAATAATCAGTATAAGTACCTGTAGCATTTAACACTGCAGTCACAGGACCAACAAGAGGTCCGGTTGTAATAACACCAGAACCACCAGTAGTAACCGTTCCTGGTGTTAATGATAACACAATACCAGGATCACCATTATATGGTGCTGGTGCAATGATTGGTGTGAAATTTGTTACGGTAATACTCCACACCTCAGGAATAGGAGGTGTTCCGGGACAAAATGTACCTACCCAACTATTAGGAGTCCAAATAACCGGTAAACTAACCGTACTTGCTCTTGGTTGAATTGGTGTATAGGTTACTGGTATTGGCATAATTTAGAATCCATCAGTTCTTGGAGGTTCTTCCAGGGTATTTGGTTTTGGATCACGTCTATTTGGTCTTGAATCAAGAATTTCAGAATAACGTACCTGACCATTTATATAATTATTTAACACATTTTGTCGGAGTTGTATTGTAGCAGCACCAAATCCACTACCAATAGGATCTGGAATATAACGATACACAGGTCCTGAAGGTGTTTCTACTGGAGGAACACCAACAGATACAGTTCCACGATAATTTGTAGTTCCTATTGGAGGTCCAGTCTCCAGTGTTGCAGTACCTGCAAGGATAACACGATATAAATTACCATCATTGGTAACATAATCCCCAACCGCATATGTTCCTGCTGCCCATGGAGCACTATTCCATGCAGGCATACTACTTGTTACCGTAAATGTATAGGTTACATCACGATTTACAACTTGATCTTGCTCATATTTTATAATCTCTGCATCTGTTGGAAACTCTTGAGATAAATCAAATACAATTCCATTAATCCTTGATTGATTACTATATGTTTGATCAATCTGATATGCATCAAATACTTCGTTAGGATCTTGTGGAAGTACTTTTAGTGCTCCTGATGCAGCAGCAAGTTCATTAAGTTTAGTCGCTGAAAAATAAGTAACGGTTATTTCATTACCCGTCTCAGTACCAACTGTTAATTCTTCAACTTCATCGGTTACATCTGTTGCTGTTAATAACTGTGATGGATCAAATAATCTTGGTCCCTCACTATCAAGTAATACAGGTAAATGCTCTGGTATAATTGTATAATCTTTACTTTTATCAAATGCATATGTCCATGTCTCATTGGGAAATAATAATCTTGTATAATTACCCTCTACATGAATGGTAATCGTCTCTGGATAGGTTGCACTGATACTAATATTACTAAGATTATTCTTATCACATGTAACGGTCTGTACTACATTACCATTACCATTCTTTCTAATTAATTGTACAATAAGATCTTGATCAATGTTTGGTGATGTCCCAAGTATTGGTGGATCAAAACCATTAAACGTTACTG